GGATACGGTAGAGAGTAAGCAAATGAGATTTACAGAACTTATTTGTAATATCATGACTGATGTAGACTTTGATGAAAAGGAAACCGGAAAAATTGTCCGGTCGATTAGCAAAAGTGTCTACTTAGACAGCGAAGAGAAGAAAAAATACTTGTGCTAAGTAATATCAAACCAGCTCATGTAAGCAGCGACCAACAAAGTATTTTACTTTTATTATATCAGTAGTGTAAAATAAAAAATGTTTATTTTACATTACAACTCTATTACCTATGAGATCTATTATCTATCTGATTGTTTTTATGTTTTTATTTTTGTTTATGTTTAAGCCTTCTTGATAATCTTCTTAACTACCTTCTTCTTGACAGGTTCTGGCTCGGCCTCCTTAACAACCTGTGCGACCTCTTGCTTGATATGATCTTCGTCATCCGAGTCCTCTACTGCGGTAGATACTTCTTGTGGCTCATCAATAGCGTCCTCATCTTCATCATCATCTAGTAATTGTTGCTTGACCATTCGATCCTTGTCCTCAACTGACAATTGAATGTGACAGGTCCCCTTCAAAGAAGCCTTGGGCTTAACAACACCTTGGAACAGCTTCCAGGTTACTCCAAACTTACCATTGGCAAACCAAATACCACCGCATAGAACAACAACCGCTACATGAGCACCCTTAGCAATTAGATCCTTGGGAGTAATAGTACTGTTGTCGGGATCTGGGAAAATGGCACGTTGATTTACATCATATAGCTCGGTCTTCCACTCACCCTCCCAATAAGGAATCTTCACCTTGAGAGTGGGAGAACGCGTGGTGTCAGACTCACCTGAATTCTTGTCCTTGGGATACTTGAGCATAGGTGTCCATAGAGCATCAATCGCGTCCTCACTCATCTTGGTCTTACCAAACCACTCCTTGGCATTTGTAATAGCATCTGCCTTGATCCTGTTCTCAAATTCAATCATATTATTCATAAAATTGGTAGTATCCTCCTTGGCATACTCTTCATTGGGGAACTGAAGTGCCAAATCATATGATACCTTACCACTCTTCTCATCAACATACTCATTCACTCCCCATGTCAACATGAGAGGGGTAGAAATATACGTAGCACCATTAGACCCACTATTCAAGATACCAATACTCTTACTGCCTCTGGCATCCACCTTTGGCTTAGAATACTTGATATCACTGGAAGGGTTAAAGTTAGCGCCTGATAGAATAGTCTTAGAACTCATTGTCATCTATATATGTAATATATACTATAGACTATTCTTTAAATCAATTTTTTTATTATATCTTATAAAATACTAATTAATTCGCACTACATACACGCAGTATTTAATCGTATTTATTAGTATAAATTTTGTTAGCATATTTTTTTGTAATACACGTATCAGACAACAATAAAGTTATGAACGCTACCATAAGATGAATAGTCTATCATCATAATCACCTGGCAATAGTAGAGAGAAAATAGGTAAATAATGGATATAAATAAATATATCTATATATAAATAATGACTGAATATCTCTCTACACCAAATAATATAAAGGATAAAGTAAAGAGAAAACTACGTGTTGTCGAAGAAAATAAAAAGCCAACTGATGTGTTTCATATATTAACAATGAATGAGTACGAGCTGGTAAAGACCAATAATTACAAGATAAATGAGTTGAAGGAAATATGTAGGTTTTATAAATTAAAAAAATCGGGTAATAAGAAAGAATTAATAGAAAGGATATATCACCATTTGAAATATTCGTCGTATATTGTAAAAATACAGAAAATAATAAGAGGAAATTTCATGAGAAAGTATATACAAAATGCGGGTCCGGCATTCAAAATGAGACAACGTGGGACGTGTGTAAATGATACCGATTTTGCGACATTAGAGCCGATTGTAGATATACCATATAATCAGTTTTTCAGTTTCCTGGATAATAACGGAAATGTATATGGAAGTGACGTAATATCCTTTTACAGCTTAATACATAATAGAACAAAATATGATATATATCGAAACAAGGAAATAGTAAATCCATATAACCGTAAACCGATAGATGAAGACATATTAGATAAATTCTCTCAGAACCTTTGTTTAGCAAGAATAAATAGAATAGAGCAAGTGACTATAACAGAGGATGAAATGATTGATCCAAAAAAACAACTAGAATTAAAGATACTTGGACTATTTCAATATATTAATGAATTGGGGAACTATGCTGACAGTAGTTGGTTTATGAATTTATCAAGATTTATGATAGTAGTATTTATCAGAGAAATGTATGATATATGGCATTATAGAGCCCAACTAACCCCAACTATGATGCGAGATATAGTCCCTCCCCATGGAAATCCATTCATTGAGATGAATTTTCAAGCAGTACAGGGTCAAAACGAAGAACAGGTTCGAAGACAGGCAGTAAAAATAATGGAATATTTGGTAAAATCAAGCAATACAACAGATAATCGTTCTTTAGGAGCATATTATATTTTAGCAGCGTTAACGTTGGTGAGCGATGACGCAAGAAATGCATTACCCTGGTTATATCAATCAGTTGCTCAATAAAGATTATGCGTATTTTGAAAAAATAGGAAATAAAAATAAAATATTATTTAGGGAAATATTTATGATGCTATCCAATCATAAATATTACAATATAATATATATTGCGTTAAATAGCTTAAAAAGATATGTCTTAGTAGTGTATAATGGTAAGAACTACTAAGACTACTACTCCTGCTACTCCCAAGACCGCATCAAAGGCTTCCAAGACCACTACTCCCGTAGTTGAGGTTGCCGCCTCTACTCCCGTAGTTGAGGTTGCCCCCACTACTGAGACTACTTCTGTCGAGGCAGGAGCGGTTGATGAGACAATCTCAAGCGTATTTGGTCAATTCTCTGATTTCATGGCAAAGCTACAAGCAGTAAGTGCTCAAATGTCTTCCCTCCGTACTGAGTTCCGCGGTATTGAGCGTCAGGTGACACGTGAGTTGAAGGCGGCTGCCAAGATTAACCAGAAGCGCAAGAGAAAGAACAGCAACCGCGCTCCATCTGGATTTGTTAAGCCAACTCTTATTTCAAACGAGCTTGCTGGTTTCCTTGGAAAGCCCGAGGGATCAGAGATGGCCCGCACTGAGGTAACCCGCGAGATTAACGCATACATCCGCGAGCACAAGCTTCAGGACAAGGATAACGGACGCAAGATTATTGCTGACAAGAAGCTTACTGGTCTTCTCAAGCTTAAGAAGGGTGACGAGCTAACTTACTTCAACCTCCAGAAGTACATGTCTCCTCACTTTGCCAAGGCTGCCGATAAGATTTCCACCACTGCTTAAATACACCAGCGAACGATAATCAACATAAAAAATAAACCAAAATAAAAATAATATTTTCACTGTAAAATATTATTTTTTCGCATCGCCTCCCCTGACCTCACCTCACCGTACGAGAATATAGTTATGAGTACTATAGTTATGAGTCATCTTGTTCAGGCAAATAAGAAGTGTTCCTTTTCCATAACAGTAATTAAATTACTTTTATTAACGGGTCCATTTGATATATTTAATTTATCATATTGTTTATATTCTGGCATATCAGTTATAGCAAACATATCATGAATGATGTACAAATCAAGAGAACTTGTAATGTAATTAGTGTTATCTTCCAGCCATTTATAAAAATCAATACTGTTATTATTATTACTATTACTGTTATTTGTATTCATTTCCTTTTTATATTTTTTAAAGTATTTTACCGTGTTTATTAAGTTATGACTATTACCAGTATTAACATTACCACTAATAACATTACCACTACTAACATTATAATCCGTTCCGGAAACAATACATAAGCTTCGAAATTCGTCATGAGTTAACTTTAATTCACTCATCATATCTTTTAACGTATACAAAACGACGGTTTTATTTAATAAACTCAAGTAACGTAATACTCTATTACATCCGTATACAAAGAGGTCCATATCCTCGCTTAAACAGGCATATGCTTTATTTTTACAAACCATTTTGGCACACAATTTGTCAGCTTCCCCAGGAGCTTCAACATATGATACACCATATGCCTGAATAAGCATTTTTACATTTTCAATGTCAGTATGATGAATGCGTATAAACTCTTTTTTCAACGAATTCATAGTATCTTCCATTTCTCGTTTCTCGTCAGTGTCCATAGTATGTAAATTAGTAGTCAATTCGTATTCCAATTGTTTATATTTATATTCCGCTTCCCTTTTATCCTTTTTTCTTTGTTCTAATAAGTCGTATTTTTCTTTTGGTGGTTTACCGTCAAATACGAATAATGGGATGATATTATATTCACGAAAGATGGATATCATCAAATAAAAGTTTTCTAGGAGAGCCTTTTCGCCCAAGAATCGATACAAATAGATACTTGTATCAATTACAATCCTCTTGTTTCTCAAATCATGTAGACTAATTTGTTTTATAGACTTGCTACAATTAGATTGTAGATATTTGTTAAGATATTTGATACCCATATGATTTATATAATGTATACATATATACGATTGAATTAAAATATTCAATTTTATTTGTAAATTATATCCCTCCTCCATCTATGTATGTACATTACTCGAATAGAAGGTCTATGTTGTTTGACGTCATTTTTAAACTAGAAGAATACATGTTATTCATCGAATGTAACATTTTTTCAATAACCGCGGTATTTTTTATGATGTTTTTATTTTTACAACATTCATAAATAAAGAAAACGTATGCGTCCAAGTTGCCAGGAGTTTTTTTAAACTGAAAGAATTTGTTATTATTCGTATAACACCATGTCATGAATTCCATATAGTTGTTAATTAACAAACAAGTAATAATATAGTAACTAAAAACAGACGTTTTTTCTTTATATAAATAGTTACAAATACCAATGTTTTCGTGTTTCTTGTCACTAATCAACTTGTAGTTTAAATCCATAAAATGTAAAATCTTCAATGCTTGGAATAGTGAATGTTTACATTCATTGACCATATTCTCTTTAAATGTCGTTTTAAATGTGTCAAATGAGGTATGATATGATTTATGATTCGCGTTACCATTTATTTTAAGGGACTGATAAGTGTACATAAAGGTGTTGATTGTTCTAGCCCAGAATTCACAATAACTTTCATATAAATTAAATTCTATATTTACATTAAAAATGTCCTTTAACTTGCGATTAACACTATGTAAATTCATGTCAGAAAAATCAAGACCAAAATTGTGAAAGGTTTCATGAATAAAAACTTTGAACCATTCTTCGCTTCTGTAGATGACAATTTCAGTGTTTTTTTTACATCCAGTAGTGTAGGCAGTGTTGACGTGTTCTGTGTCAAGAATAACCAATTGGTTGTTTGGCAACAGTTTTTCAAATGGTGTTAAATATATATAAATGGAAATAGATTTTGAGCAAACATTACTAGCATATTCATTTAATATATAAATCCACATATACATCATATGGATATATTGAAGTAGTATATAGACGTACCCTTGTTTAAGTTCGTTAGTCAATACAAAATAAACATTTACGTCGCGATTTTGGATTTTACAACTAAAATGGATATTGTAGGTGGCGTTTTC